TTTGGTAAAATGAGTGAAGAGTCTATTGATGAAGAGAAAAAATGAAAACCTTTAAACAATTTATTTCAGAAGCAAAACAACCACCGGCCGGTGTGGGGCCAAGAGATAAAACTTTAGGCGCTCGTCTTCGCGACCCGAAGCAGACAGTAAGAAGCGCAGTAACGGGTGCTGTTAAAAGTGCCCTTCATCCTGGTCGGGTGGCTGGAAAACTTTTTGGACCAACTATAGGATCAATGATTGGTAAAGCTACTGGTGCGTCACAACAAACAATGAATACAATAAAGTACGGACCTGACGATAGATGAAAACATTAAATCAATTTTATTCTGAAACGGAGAAAAAAAATATTAATGAATCTATAATTTTAGAGGATCTTTCTTTTAAGTCAGATCCTCCAAATATCATTATGTTGAAACGTAAGGCTATTCGTATTTTTCCAGATGGAAGAAAAGTTGCTCTATATTATGCTGACAAAATTAAAAAATATGTTTCAATTCCATATTTTGATATGGTTCATAATGATAAAAATTTGATGCAAGTTCATGAAAAGTGGACCCCAAGAGGGAACATGGGTGTTTTAATGCAAATATTGGATTCTGGTCAACCCGGAACAATAACATTTGAAAACAACTTATCCGTAAAAATTGATGTTATGACTGCACAGTCTATTGTTAATTTATATAATAGTGTTAATAGTACAAACAAATATAAAATTGAAAGAATGGTTAACAAAGACAAAAATAATTTTGCAAAAGTTGCCGCCTTCTCTCATGGCGCAAGCACAGGATTATAAAAAATGGCAAATACAACTCAAAAATTGATAGACACCGAACGTCGTGTTGTTTACAAATTTACTGGAAATACAGCTGAACCTTCAGTATTAAAAATAGATGCGGGTGCGTTAAATTTTTCATTAAATGCAAATAATCAATTACTTGGTTCAGGTGCGGATAGAAAAAACATATATCGTCTAGCACTAAAGAAAGTAATTTATGATGTTGCACCTGGTCAAGGTGCAGGAAATGGTTATGTTGAGCTTTATTGGACGGGCACACCAAATACAACTTTAGTTACATTGTCAGGCACAGGTAAAATGGATTTTGCCGAAGGTGGTGATGGTATTGTTCTTTTAAATAATGCGACAGGTGCTGGAGCAAATGGTAATGTTGGATTACAAACCGTAAATTTTGCATCAACAGGTTGTGCTTATACATTAATTGTAGATTTTAGAAAAAACTCTGAAGATTATAATCCAAAGTTAACATCATAAGGATTTATAAAATGTCATCGACAAAAAAATTACTAGAATCTATTATATCTAATGATTACAATGATGCAAATGAAAATCTTTCTGACTTATTCGTTGAAATTTTAAGAAATAAGCTTGTAGAGGCAAAGAAGATTGTTGCTGCAAAATATGGTGTTGCTGAACTTGCGGAAGCACTAGAATCTTTGGAAGAAGAGCAAATTGATGAAAGTAACATCACTAAAATGGGTCGATTAAAGTTAATCAAGGCTCGTATTCGTGGCGGAAAAGTACAACGTCGTATTAAGAAATCCGCAATTGCTGGGCTAACTCTTCGTGCCGGAAAACTTATTCGTATGTCTCCAACTGAGAAACGTAGACGTAAAATGGGTGCTCGTCGTGCAAAAATTAAACGTCGTGCAAAATTGGCACGCTCACTTCAAAAGCGCAGACGTTCATTGAATAAAAGAAAGGCTTTAGGTCTAAGATGAAACTCATAAAGGAAGTTGTAGAAGAGGTTCGCTATTTGACCGAAGAAAATACGATGGGTCAAAAAGAACACTATATTGAAGGTGTGTTTCTTCAGGCCGAACGTCAAAATCGTAATGGTAGAGTTTATCCTATGGATATTCTACAAAGAGAGGTTTCTAGATATACCTCAAATTATATTATGCAAAATCGTGCTTTTGGTGAACTTGGTCACCCAGATACACCAACAATTAATCTTGATCGTGTATCTCATATGATTAAAGATTTAAAACAAGAAGGCACAAATTTTATTGGTAAAGCTAAAATTTTAGATACTCCTTATGGTAAGATTGTGAAAAATTTAATTGATGAGGGCGCCAGATTAGGCGTATCTTCTAGGGGACTGGGATCGCTAAAGCCTAAAAACGGTGTGAATCTTGTACAGGATGATTTTTATTTGGCAACGGCGGCCGACATAGTTGCAGATCCTTCTGCACCTGATGCTTTTGTAAGAGGCATTATGGAAGGTAAAGAATGGATTATAGAAAATGGTCAATGGAAAGAAGTTGACTATGATCATGCAAAGAAAGCTTTGAATGAGGCAAATAGAAGAGACATAGAAGATGTTAAGCTTCGCTTATTCAAAAATTTTATCTCAAAACTCTAAAATATATAAATAGTTTAATACAAAGGAGCAAAAACAAAATGGCAAAGAAAAATCTAGCAGAAGCAGCTGCCGCAATTCTTTCAGGCAACATGGCTTCTCTAAAACCAATGTCAAAAGGGGCTGAAAATTTTGGTCAAGCTGGTGCTACACCAATGGTTGCAACACCTGGTCAAGAAGGATCACCAGAAACAGTTCAACAGGCAGTTGCTTCAGCTGACGAAGCTGGTGTGACTAAGGCTGTTGGAGTTGTTTCAAAATCAACTCCCCCAGGGGCAAAGCCTGCTCCGGCTGAACCAATGCACAAAGCACCACCTCAGGTTAATCAAAAAGATGATGAAGATGATAAAGATGATGATAAAAATAAAAATGAAATGAAAATGCATAGCGAAGAACCTGCGGAAATGAAAAAAGAAACATATGGTATGATGCCTGGCAAAATGCCCATGATGAAACAAGAAGAAAAACACGAAGATGATGATGATGATAAAGATCATGATGATAAAGATTCTGATGATGATAAAGATTCTGATGATGATACAAAACACAATGATGATGAAGACAAAAAGGCTATGAAAGAAGATCTTGATGCTCTTTTTAACGGCGAAGATCTATCAGAAGATTTCATGAAAAAAGCCACAACAATTTTTGAAGCTGCTGTCACTGCACGAGTAAGTGCTATTGAAGACAAAATTCAAGAACAGTACGCCGAAATTCTTGAGCAAGTATCAGAAGAACTCAAGGAAGAGCTAACAACTAAAGTTGATGATTATCTAAATTATGTTGTTGAAGAATGGGTTAAAGAAAATGAATTGGCAATAGAATCTGGTCTTCGTTCAGAATTGACAGAAGATTTTATTGCTGGTCTTCGCAATCTATTTGTTGAACACTACATTGATATTCCAGAAGAGAAAGTTAGTGTAGTTGAAGAGATGACATCAAAGGTTGTTGAGCTTGAGGGCAAGTTAAATGAACAAATTTCTACCGCGGTAGAAATGAGAAAACTTATTATTGAATATGCAAAGAGAGAAGCATTTCATGAAGTATGTGATGGTCTAACATCAACTCAAATAGAAAAGATGAGATCATTGTCTGAAGGTGTTGAATTCTCAACAGTTGAAGACTATACACAAAGCCTCTTGACTCTACGCGAAAATTATTTCCCAACAAAATCTAGTGGAAAATCAGTCAATCAAAGACTTGATGAAGAAACAGACGTTGTGGAAGAGCAGAGTCTTGTAGAAGAAACACAAAAGAAAAAGACAAATGTTGATCCAGTTATGGACGCATATGTCAAGTCAATTAGTCGCACAATTATAAAGTAATTTTAAAGGAGTTAACTTACATGCAACTATCTGAACAACTAGTACAAAAGTGGGGTCCGGTTCTGGAACATCCAGATCTCCCAAAGATTTCGGATCCTTATAAGAAAGCTGTTACAGCTATGATTCTTGAAAACCAACAGATTGCTTCTGCACAACAGGCAGCATTCATGGGCGGTGATCGTAGTTTCCTAGCAGAATCAGCACCAACAAACGCAACAGGTGCTTCAATCGGCAACTATGATCCTATCTTGATCTCGCTGGTTCGTCGTGCCCTTCCAAACTTGATCGCATATGATATCTGCGGCGTTCAGCCAATGACAGGCCCAACAGGCTTGATCTTCGCAATGCGTTCTAAGTTTGATTCACAGACAGGAACAGAAGCTCTGTTTAACGAAGCAAATACTGCATTTTCTTCTTCAAACAAGCTTGGTGCAAATGGTTCTCCAAATGCACACCAGACATCACAAGGTCTTGGCCCACAAGATTATACTATTGCTAATACAGCAAATGGTATGTCAACAGCACAGGGTGAAGCACTTGGCGATTCTGGTACAAACCTATTTGCTGAAATGGCATTCTCAATTGAGAAAGTTACAGTAACTGCTCGTGAGCGTGCATTGAAGGCAGAATACACTCTAGAACTTGCACAGGACCTGAAGGCAATTCATGGTCTTGATGCTGAGACAGAACTAGCAAATATTCTGTCAACAGAAATTCTAGCAGAAATCAATCGTGAAGTTATTCGTACAATCTACGCAACAGCTGTTCTAGGCTGCAACGCAGGTACAACAACTGCCGGAACATTCGATTTGGACACCGACTCAAATGGTCGTTGGTCAGTTGAAAAGTTCAAGGGTCTTATCTTCCAGATTGAGCGCGAAGCAAACGCAATCGCTCGTGCAACCCGTCGTGGTAAGGGTAATATCGTAGTATGCTCATCTGACGTTGCTTCTGCAATGGCAATGGCTGGCGTTCTACAGTATACCCCAGCACTTCAGGCCGATCTACAAGTAGATGACACAGGCAACACATTTGCTGGTCTTCTACATAATCGTGTAAAGGTCTACGTCGACCCATACTACGGTTCACCAACTTCAGTAGGAACAAATACATCAGAACTAGTAACAGTTGGTTATAAGGGCACATCTCCTTATGACGCTGGCTTGTTCTATTGCCCATATGTTCCTCTACAGATGGTTCGTGCAATTGGACAAGACACATTCCAGCCACGTATCGGATTCAAGACACGTTACGGAATGGTTGCAAATCCATTTGCAGAAGGTACAACAGCAGGTCTTGGTCGTTTGGCAAATCGTTCAAACGTCTATTATCGTATCTTCAAGGTATCAAATCTTCTCTAATCGTAAGAATAAGAAGAAAGTAATACTGCAACTTGAGGGGGAACTTCGGTTCCCCCTCTTTTTGTTTATAAATATTGTAGAGGTACAATATGTCAAAAATAAATAATCAACCTACAAATACAAGTTTCTTACAACCAACCAAATATCAATTGTCATTTACAAGAATGCCAAATTTGACATATTTTTGTCAAACATTTAATCTTCCCGGATTATCAATGACCGAAATTATTCGTAATACGCCATTTGTAGATTTATACGTTCCAGGAGATAAAGCACAATACGAACCTCTAGATGCTTCGTTTATTGTAGATGAGGATCTACGCACATGGCTTGAAATGCACAATTGGATAACAGGTCTTACTTTTCCTAAAAACTTTGAGCAGTATCGTCGTTTACTAAAAGAAAATAAAGATTATGGCGGCACAGTATCTGATGCTATCATGACAATAATATCAAATAAAAATACTCCAAATATTCGTATTACTTTTAGAGATTGTTTTCCAACATCTGTATCATCTATCGTCTTTGACTATACATCAGATGCAAGCATGACTCTTACAGCATCAGCCACATTCCGATATAATTATTTTGATGTTGACATTCTTTGAGATTTAGTGTATAACATACTAAATCCCAGGGAAATTATATAATGATCAAGAACATAGATGATTTGATGGAATCTTGGAAGAAAGATTCACAGATAGATAGCACCGAATTGGGTACCGAATCCATTCGTCTATCTTCTCTACACGCCAAATACATAGAAGTATACAAGCATCAGAAGATGCGTGAACAAAAACTTAAATTTGATCTTAGTAAATTGACTAAGTTAAAATGGAGATATTATGATGGCAAACTTAATGGCACAGAAGAATTGAATCAGCTCGGATGGGAGCCGATGCGTGAAAAATATCTTCGTGCAGACATTAGTACCATGATTGATGGTGATAATGATGTTTTGGAAGTCAAGAACAAGCTATCGTATACAGAACTTTTTGTTGATTGTTGCGAAAAGATCATCAAAGAAATTCATCAGCGTTCATTTAACTTGAAAAATGCCATAGAATTTATGAAGTTTACTCAAGGTGTCTGAAAAAATAATTGTTGCAAAAAAGAACGAAGCATATATTATGCTCTCTTGTGAGCGAGGTGTCGCTCGTGAAATTTCGGAATATTTTACGTTCTATGTTCCTGGATATCAATTTACACCTGCATTTCGTAACAAAATTTGGGATGGTAAAATAAGACTTTTTGATACAAGAGATTCAACAATATATCATGGTTTATTATCTCATCTTCAAATATTTGCTGAAGAAAGAGAATATAATCTTGTATATGATGAAAAAGTTTTACAAAAAACATCTTTTTCTTTAATTGAAGCAAGAGAATATGTTGATTCTTTGCAGGTACAAAGTCGTAATAAAGATATTGAAGCAAGAGATTATCAAATAGAAGCATTTGCACATTGTATTCGCAATCGTCGTCAAATGTTAATATCTCCTACGGCATCAGGTAAATCACTTATTGCATATTTTATCACACGATATATGACCGATCAAAATAAAAAAGGTTTAATTGTTGTACCTACAACTTCTCTTGTTGAACAATTATATACAGATTTTCAAGATTACTCATCCAAGAATGAATGGTGTGTTGAAGACAATGTTCATAGAATATATTCTGGTCGTGAAAAATCTTCAAATAAGCTTGTAGCAATATCAACTTGGCAATCTTTATATACTTTACCAAAAAATTATTTTAACTATGAATGGGTTATAGGTGATGAAGCACACAATTTTAAAGCTAAGTCTCTTGCAACCATTATGACTAATTTAGATAATGCATCTCTTCGTATTGGTATGACTGGAACACTTGATGGAACAAAAACT